CTGCTGCAAGGCAATCTGCAGCGGATTCATACCCATCGCCGACGTTACGGCAATGTCCTGAAACTGGGCCGCAATGTTTGCGGTTTCGAAGCCGTTATTGCCTGCGCGACCAAAGCGCGGAGTAGCGGTCAGGGCCGCATTCCTGCCTTTGATCGCCGCCGTGCTCGCCAGAGCGGCCTGACGCTCGCGCTGAATAGCCGAGGCCATCTCGTTTGCTGAGATGGCGCCGATCGAGTGCGCGCGCTTAATATCGGCGACCGCCGCTTTGTAATTGTTGATCGTCGCGAAAAGCGGCGAGTAGCGAGCGCGAAGACGCTCAAGCTCCCTGCCCTGGTCGGCGAGCGCACCGCTCCACTCCCTGGCGCCGCGCGTACCGATACCGACCATGCCGTCGATGCGCTTTTGCAGCGCCGTCGACAAGGATTTGTCTATGCCGTTGCCGAGGGCGTTGAACTGTTTTTCGACCTTGCCGGTGGTCGATGAAATGTCCGCCTCGAGCCGCTTCAGGCTCCTTTTCACCGTAGCAAGGTCGGTGCTGATGGAAATTACAAGATCATCTGTCTTTTCAACCATCAGGCGAATATCCTAAAAAGTAGAGAGCTCGCGTGGTGGCGGGCTGGGGGGTGGCAAATGGATGGATGGCTGAAGACGCTGGTCGCGACGGCGTGCATGGGAGTCGCGGGCTGCAATACGATTGAGAACCAATACGTCGATGCAAATGGTAGGCGAGGAAGCGGTCAGACGACTTTTGACGTGACCATGGAAAACGGCCAGTTCTCTATCGCCGACGCTGGGGTCACATGCTCAGGCACGTTCCCGCACTGGCGCAATGCCACCGTCGTGTTTCCAATCACCTGCACAGATGGAATGTCTGGCACGATAACCATGACGCGCCCGACAGCGAACGCGTCAATGGTTGCTGGCGAAGGTACAATGAGCCTCAAGAACGGAGAAACTCGGCGTTTTGTGTTCGGCCGCAAGGACATGATGGGCTAACCATATTTCGCCAGCAGAGCATCCATTTCGCCCTTCGATGGCGGCTTCGGCCCCTCGTCGACGCCGTTGGCCTCGTTCCGCCCGTGGATTGCTTCAAAGAACTCGGTCAGCGTGGCGCCCCAGAAATCAACGGGACGCCAGCCAAGGCCACCGAGCGCTATGCGCATCCACTCACGCCACGGGAACAGCTCGGCCTGTTCTAGTTCGCCGCCTCGTCGACGGCTTCGGCGTTTCCCTCGCCACCATCGAAATGGTGCGCAAGAGCAGTGTTGAACGCCGCAGCACAGTCCTTGAAGTGCTTCAACTTCAGCTTGTTGATCGCGGCGAGTCGATCGCCCTTGATTGTCAGAAGCTCAATGCCGGCAAGAACGGCAGCTGCTTCAACGCCGGAGAGGCGCATGAATAGCTCCTGGAAGGACTTGCACTCCAGCCGCGTGGATACCGCAGCCAGGCCAGACATTGTTGCGGCAATGACGAGCTCAACGTCGTCAATCTTGAGCGAAGCTTCGCCGCGGGCGCCATTTACCTCAAGCAGAAACGGCTTCACCGATTCCTTCTCCTCTTTGGCCATGGATTACACCTCTGCCGTGAACGTCAGTTCGTCGGCAGCAACGAAGGTTGCGTTGAACTCCATGTTCGGCTCGACATCGCCAGAGAATTCGAAGTCCGTGACCATCCAGCTTCCTTCGTAAGTTCCGTCGCCAGGAACGACGACCTGCGCATTGAAAGCCGTGGAGCCGCGGACGTAGCCCATAAACGCGCTCATGGCCGCGCCAGCGACGAATGCGCCGGAGCCGCTGAACGTGCGGTTCGAAATGCCAGGACGGCTGGTCTTCTGCACGGGGCCGCCGGGATTCGTGCAGCTCGGAATGGTCGTGTCGACCTCGTTTGCCGACATATTGAAACTGCGCGTCTTCAGACCGCAGAGATTGCTGAAGACTTCCGGCGTGTTGCCATCGCCGATCTTGATCAAAAGAGAGCGGCCGAGCTGCTGTCCAGTTGCCATGTGTTAGGTTCCTTCATATGAAAAACCCGGCACATGGCCGGGATGGTGGTGTTTGGTTTAGGTGACCGCAGCGGCGCTGCGCGTTTGCGCTAGGGCTTCTCGACGTTGGCCATGAAGTCGATAACAGCGTGACTGGTCAGCCCATCCGTATCGCGGAAGACCCGCGTCTGACGGTGCATGATTGAGATTAGGCGATTTGTTGCGAGCGTGAGCGGCGCCAGATGCAGGCTTACCGCGACTGCGTCGGCTATCTGCTTTGCTACTGGGTATCCAACGTTCCGCGACCATGCGTGAAGCGTCAGGTAGACTTCGCCGCCGTTCACACATGTCGCGTCGTCGCGTAGAAACTGCGCTTCGCCGATCGTGACATACGATTCTTTTGGTGTGGCGAATGCCGTATCGGGTGGTTGATCGTAAACGCCGTTGACCAGCGCCATCAGGCCGACGTCAGCCTTTAGGCGCGCAACTATGGCGCCCTGCAGTTCCAATTCTGGACTGGCCATCAGCGTTTACCCTGCGCTTCCCTGACGCCTTTGTTGACAGCCGCCAGCAGTTTGCGGCGGGCCGCTTTGCGGTAGGCTCGCCACGTATGAAAGACGTGCGGTTGCGCCGCTGTGCCTGGGTGCATCTGCGCCTCACCGCTAAAGCTAATGTTGCCGCCACCGGGGGCGACATTGTGCGGAGCAGTCCCGAACTCCAAAAAACGCCAAATGAACTTAGCAAAGATGCCGGCCGCGTCCTTGTCTTTCGTCTGTGTCACGCCGACCTGCCGCTTGTCTGGGTTGTCGGATAGCCTTGCGCCTTGGATGCTGGCAGCATAGTCGCCAGTTGCGCCGCGTGGCGCCTTAGCGGCAATCCGAGTGGCGGCTTCCTTCGCGATGTCGAGCTTTGCTTCCGCTGCGTACTTCTCGACAGCGGGCGCCAACTCATTCAGCCTTCGCGTAAGAGCCTCGCGGCCCAAAACCTTCGCCTTGAGCGCCATTACGTCGCCACCCCATCATCAACCAGCAGGTCGAGCCACGCGTTTTTCTGGTCTGGGTTGGTGACGGTCCTGATATTCATGACGCGTGAAGCATTGCGAGCATCGACGATGCGCCATGAGGTGGTCACCTCGCGCGCAGCAGCGCAACTGCGAATTCGAACCGTGTAGGGCTGGACTCCGACGAGTCGAGCAGCCTGCACAGGTTCACCACCTCGCAACGGGATCAGTTCGGCGGCCGTCGTGAAGACTGTTTCGAACGGCCCCGCCACCTCATTGCCGTAAGAATCATCAACGATCGACCGCTTCTGAAAGTGCAGCCTTTGATGCATGCGGCCGGCGCTTGCTTTCCTGACCATCGGTGATCTCCTTACGAGGCGCCGCAATCTTCACTGCTACGCCTTTGCTGATGGCCTCGTCGGCGCAAGCCCTCGTGAGGTTGAGCGCCATTCCGGCTTTGTAGGCGATGGTGAAGCCAGGCTGGACCCAATTGAAGTTGGCGCTGAACCTCACCCAAGCCATTAGGCGAGCGTCACGCCAGGATCTTGGATGTCGACCGAAAGCACGGTCGTGCTCTTCGCAATGCCGATCTGGATCGTGTCCATTCCGGCCACAAGGTCTGCGCGGGGGCAAATTCCGCCTGCGGTCCCGCTTAGCCAGTAATCAGTGCCCGCGACCAGCGTTGCGCCGATCGTGATGTCACCAGACTTGTGGATCGATACGGGCTGGTTCAGCGACGCGCCATTCAGGGAAATGCCGTGAACGGTGCGTGTGTCAGTGCCGTTGTTGTCCGACATCATCCACTTGTTCGTGGTTGCGTCGAGGTAAATCGGCTGCCCGGCGGTGATCGTCTCTCCGGCAGTGCCAATGTCGCGTGTGGAGTTGGTCCCGCCAACTACGAGGGCGGAATTTATGCTCAAATCGGCCATGCTGTGTCCTTTTTAGTCAGGCCACCCGGCCGACTCTGTAGCGTTCAAGAATTGATGCGACGCCCAGCGGCAACTCAGCCAAGCCGCCGTCCGCTACCGCTTCACGGTTTTCGTAGAAGTGGCCGACAAGCAGCAGCAGCGCCCATCGGAGATCCTGCGGCAACGTTGCATGGCCGCATTCAAATGTGATCTTCACCGCTCCCGGTTCGCACGCGACTGCCGGCCACGATGTATCTCGCGCCGGCCAGATCCGCAGTGGCTGCTGGTCCAGATCGAAGCGTAGGCCAGTCACAGACTGTTCAACGCCAGCATCATCTCGGTACGTGACTGACGTCACGGCTGTCACCGGGCCAAGTGGAACGATGATCTCACAAGGAAATTGGTCTAGCGACAACCGCCAGGTCTGCGAAAGCAGCGCAATGCCAATGCCGCTCGGGCCTTCGATCGATGCTTCCGCGGCTGCAATCATAGACGAGATGTCATCGTCGTCATCGTCGTGGAATACGCGCAGATGGCGCTTGGCCTCTGCGAGGGTCACGGCCGGTCCTGCCGGCGCAACCGTTCTGACCAGCCGTGTCCATTCGTTCATTTGCGTCGCCTTTTGGTGGCTGTCTCGAGTGGCGGCCGCAAAACCGCTGTTTCTGCGGCGGTTGCGGCTGCGGCTGACTCTTCAACGGGCTCGCACTTGCGCTCCCACCCAGCGCCGACCTTCGCGGCAAAAACGTCGGCGTCGACGATCTGCCCCCAGCCAAAGGTGAAGCCATCTCCGGCTAGGCTTGATGTAACTCGTACGTTCATGAGGTGGTCGGGCGGCGCTTGGCCGCCCGCTCCCTATTAGGCTGCGGCGTGCTGCAGAACTTTGACTGCGCCGGCATCGAGCAGTTCGCCGTCGAGGCGAGTGAAGCCGATGAAGCCGGTCTGGTCGTAATCGGCGTAGCGCTCCACGAGGCGGCGGATCGCAAATTCACGAACCATCCGGACGACGTAGCGATTGAACGCGCCAAACGCGACGGACTTGTTGGATGCGCCGATCGCAGCCATCGCCTGGTTGATAGAATAGGGCTTGTCGAGAATGGTCGCCGGAGCGCCAGTCCTCACGTCGGCCGGCTGCCAGATATAATTTCCGGTGACGGTGTCCTTGATCTTTCTGAGCGACTTCAGCGTGCCGTCGTTGAACATGAAGCGAACCGACGGGTCATCGCGGTACGCAGGATCGACCGCGTGAAACAGCTCGATCATGTCGTCGAAGGTGAGCGCAGCGGCAGCAGCAACGCCGGTCACAGCGGTGGCTGCCGTAACGATTCCGTTCGGCTTCGCCGAGCCGTCGCCGACCGTCAGGTGGCGGTTGCCGATGCGGCCAATTCGCTCCGCCATCGCGGAACGTACGGTCCCTTCGACGTCGATAGCCGAATCCTGCAGAAGCTCTGCCGAGACCAGCACGACACCAGAGGTGTACTTGTAGGCCTCGAGCGTCTTCGTGCCGAATGCCACTTCCGTCTCGGTCACCTGCGTATTTTCGCCGATGAGCGAACCCTCGTTAGAGGTGTCGTCCATCGTCGGCCATGGGATCGAATTGCCGGCGGTCGTGGTCAGCACCCGCGTAACGCCTGGATCCAGCATCGGGCCCCAAGCCTTGAGCGACTTGACCAGTTCGGCCATGAAGCCTTCCGGCACGAGGTAGCCGCCCTTGGAGTCGGTACCGACAGCCTGAGCGCGCATCTCGCGAACGACCTTCCGCTCCTCAGCGGGCATGTCTTCGAGGCCATGACGGAGATAGCTCCGGAACGCCGCAGTGCGGGCTTCGTCGGCGTTCTCGTGCCGGCCGCCCTGCACCGATCGATCTTCACCGTTCGGACGGCGGTCGTCAGCGGCGTTCAGGTCGCGCTCACGGGCCTCCAGAGCCTCCTCGCGCTTGATGCGCGCCTCCAGGCGGTCATATTCGGCCATGGCCGCGTCATGCTGGGATTCGAGTTCGGCGACACGCACTTCTGCGGTGTCATCCTTAATGTCGGCCAGGAGGCCGCGAGCGTCAGCAACGAGTTTCTGCTGCTTTTCGCGCAGTTCAGTAATCTTGGACATAGAGTCTCCATACGAAAAGAGCCCGCGGAAGCGAGCTCAGTGGGATCAGTTTGGTGGGTGACAGCGCTTGGTCAGCGCGTGCTGCGGACCCTGAGATCAAGGTCCATTTTCAGGCGGGCTCTGTTGGCCGCCCTGCTTACCGGCGCTGCCGCCGGATCTGTGTTTTCTTCGCTGGAAGAACGAGCGTCCCGCCACTCTTGCAGCGAGCGCTTTCCGAGCTCGGTGTCGTCATAGGCTGGCCATGCGACCGCCGACACCTCGTAGAGCTCGACCTTGTGAATGGTGCGGACTGGCATCTCGCCAGTTTCGTCCCACTCATCATGCTTCACGGCGAAACCGAAGCTCATCCCAGAAATATCGCCCCGCTCGACAAGCGTCCAAAGGTCGTTGCCATCGGTCGTGTCAGGAACATCGACCTCTACGGCCAGGCCGCGGGAATCCTCTGACAAGCGAAGAGTGCCGCTCTTCGTGCGCCCAATGACGCGGCCGGCATCGTGGTCGACTAGCGCTCTGACGTCGCCCGCGATCGCCTCAGCAAAAGCTCCGGGCGCAATGCGCTCGATCCACCAGCCACCGATATCGGCGCTGACATCGAAGACAGCCGCATACCCAACAAGGGTCCGCTTTTCATCGGCGGCTCGCGTTTCAACGCCAAGCGTGCCGCCACGTTTCTCAATCTTAGTCATGCGGCTTGTGCCTCGTCGTCGGGGTTGTTGTCGTTGGCTGGCTGGCGAGCCGCGGTACTTTGCATGCCCAGAGGAACAGTGGCGCCTTGGATATGAAGCTTGTCGGCGTCGCCGCCCTTGCTCGGCCAGTTCTCCATCGCGCGTACCTCATCGGGGGTGTATATCCCGTTTTGGATGCCCTTTGCGTAGCCTTCCATACGAGTGCGGAAGTCGCCTCTCATCAGTGAATCGAGGTTAAACTCTACGAACTTGGTGCGATTGCGCGCCGAGAACAGCTTAAGGTTTAACTCCTGTTCCCACGCCTTAACCCACTGGGAAATCAGGTGCTTGGTCAACGCGAGGTCTTGCTGTTCCGTGTTGCTGAACGTGCCGTGAGTTAGATCCTGCAGGAAGACGGGCGGGATGCCGTAAATGCGCGCGATTTCCTCGATCCCGAGACGGCGGGACTCCACCATCTGCGATTTATCCGGATCGACGCCCACGGGCTTCAATTCATGCCCTGTCGGCATGATCATGACGTTTCGACGCTCGGCGTTGGCATCTCGGACGGCCTTCTCGACGTCTTGCGACGCCCTCGATGCGGCTGCTGGTGACGGCATCGGGCCATAGAGTGCCAGCGGAGGAACCCCGCCGTTCGCAAAGAATTTGCGAGCATACTCGTCTAGTGCAAGCGAAAGCCCGACAGCACCTTTCAGCTTCGTTACCGGGTCGACGTGGGAGACGCCATCCGGCTTCAGCATGAAAGTCAGGTCGAGGACTTCGTTGGCTGCATAGGTAACTTTCCGTCCACCGTCATCGTAGTGGTAAAGCTTCCGACCGCTCTTGCGCTCGATCGTCAACTTGTCGGTGTCGAGGGGCCAGATGTTCATCACCCTGCCGGCCTTGTTTCGTTCAATGAACGAAACACCCCGGCCGCGCAGCAGGACGTTGATCATCATGCCCTTACGCCACATGAACGACGTGAGCTCGTCGTTCGGCGCGTCATGCAGGATGCCGTAAAGCGGGTCAGACTCGACGGTGTCACGTCCCTCTCCGCTCTTCTTGAACACC